TTATCTCGTTGATAAAGAATTATCGAAAATAAGAGAGTTTGCTACACTTCTCAAATCGTCAACAAGGCGCAGTTTATTTTATTTCTCTGTTAAAAATATTAACCAATTTTATTATTGCTTTAACGGTAAATTTGTACTTGATTAAAATCAGGAGTACATTACCCGTGTTTAGCTTACGATTTACGAATTTAATTAAATTGGAAATTTGATTGTAATGATTTAGATTTGACATTTCAATTGCTTAGAGAAATCCCACTTTATTAATAAGTTTCATTTACGATAAATGCACTCGCAAAGGACGAGTAAAGCGCATTTTAGATGTATAACTGTTAGTGAAGAACAATTGGTTCTCTGGATTTTGATTAATGCGACGTACAGCATGTTATAAATCCCAATACTCTTTAAAGTACCCTTAGCTTCAGCACGTACCAGCGTGTAGGGAGTTGCTTCCCGTGATTCATATAAGGCTATGCTTTGAGATGAGGCATTTAGATTGATAGTTTCAACTTTTTATTTATTTTTGTGATTGTTATTTGTTAGCTTTTATAGTTACTGATATTAACCCTTTCTTTTTAATCATGTTTAATTACAACTTTTTAGGAGAAGAAATCACAAATGCAACAAAAGGGTTCTGGTTATTAGCAGCGATGCTAGTAATTTCAGTTGTGTATATTATGCACATAAATTCAATCACTTTGTCTTCTCAATCAGGGAAGGCAGAGCGCATTGCAAAATTTGAATCGAAGAAAAGAGGAAGTCGCAAAGCCGAAAAGCGAAAAGCGATTTCATCTCAACAGAGATTTAATCATATTGCGGAATGCAAAAAACATTCTGCTAAAAACAACAATACCAAGAAACAAGTTTCGAATAGGAAATGTCTTGATTCCCAGTCAGGGGAGGAAGAACAATCTAAACGAAATTATTTGAATGAGTTTATTACTTTTTATTTACAGCTCTTCAAATGCTTGTTTATTTTTCTATTTTGGTATGCACTTAGCTTCTTATTTAGTATTATTGTAAGAATTTGCATTGAGGCAGTTAAGAGTCCAAAAATGAAGAAATT